CAGCACTCGTCGAGTGGACTCGAGCAGGCGGATTTTTGCTTGAAGATCGGCGATCTTCTCGTCACGGTCGTCGACTAGCACTTCGGTCTTGGCTTCGGTCTTGGCTTCGGTCTTGGCTTCGGTCTTGGCTTCGGTCTTCTTGGGCATGGTCGATTCCTCATTGGTTGTAGATTTGTGGGGACGCCGTCGATTACCGGGTCGTGCGCTCACGAAAACGAAACTAAACTCGGTCGGCCTCGGAGTAAAGGTTTTTTTTCGAAAAACGCAAAAAAACATCTACACCGAGTAACCGCGTAGAGGTCGAATTTCGCTCTTGCGGTTTTTTTGGATCGGGGCTACGGTTTTTTTGCGTCGGCCGGGATCTCCACCGGGGCCGACGCGAGACCTCCCCAGATCATTATAGGGGACGCTCGAGCTTCACCGGGGGGACGCCGCGACAGAGCAATCCCCAGGCTCATCCAGGACGGGGAGCGGCACTCACGGACAGCACGTGAGGATAGGCACCTGGTAACGTCGAGGACTGCGATCGGTGGGGAGACATCCTGCCAGCTACCTCGGGAAAGACGGACGCCCACCCTCAGCGCTTCAGCTGGGGACTGGGCAAGCTCCGTCTCAGAGCAGCTCCTGATAGAGAGTACAGAGCTGCACTCGACCATCAAACAGCAAGTAGCATGATCTAAGAGGGATAAACCCAGATCGCCAAGGCGCTTGACGCACTGCCACCGGATCGGTTACCGATGATGAGCGAGGGATGTCGAGGCGCCCGATTAAGAGCTCGGGCGTTTCCCCTCGTAACCACCCACTCCAAACTCAAGGCGGCTGCATGGATGCACCAACCCAGACGCGTGGCTCTCTCGTCGTCACTCGTCGACCCGGCGAGCAGGTCGACCTCCTGTTACCCGATGGCTCGGTAATTACCGTCGAACTCTGGCCCCTGAGCAGTTACTCGTGCAGAGTGCGCATCATGGCCGCCCCGGACGTCAAGATCGCGCGCGTGGAGCCCAGGCGATGACACCGAAGCGGCTTGTGCTAACCATCGACACCGTGACACCCTCGCTCAACGAGCACCTGCACTGGGCGGCTTACGGTCGCGTCAAGGCTGCACTGCAAACGAAGATCACCGAGGCTCTCTACGCCGCTTCGGCTGCGTCTCAGACCCCTCTCTCGTCGCTCATCATGCGGGGTCAGTGCAAGGCCGAGCTCGAGGTCACGTCGTATCGGCACGCGATTCTCGACCATGACAACCTCGTGGGCGGCGCGAAGCCGCTCATCGACGCTCTGCGCGACCTCAAGTTGATCGTCGACGACAAGCCCGAGTGGCTCGTTGCGACCTACGACTGTAGGGTGGACCGCAAAAACAAGCGCACTTCGATCGTGCTCGAGTGGGACGAGGACGAGGCACGAGCACAGCGCCCCAAACCAGCTATCCCGCTGGGGCCCGTCGTCGAGGTGCCGAAGGCCTCGATTCCCCACCAATTGACCACCAAGACCACCACGGAGGAACCCGCCATGTTCTCATTCGTCTCTCAGACCGCCGAGATCCGTTGAGAAGTCTTTCGAGTTTTGTGCTGGCCATCGAATCCAGCACCATGCTGGAGGAGAGAGTGATGGGGGGAGAGAACAAGATCATGCTCACCGCATTCGGTGAAACGAAGTGTCAGATCGAATGGGCGAACGACCCTCGCTGCATCGTCTCCAGCTCGACGATCTCCTACCGCACTCGACGAGGCATGAGTACCGAGGCAGCCCTCACCACACCTCGATGTATGCCACTGCCTCGCAAGACTTACGTCGAGGACCGAGCGGAGCTTCGACGGCGAGCACGTGTGTTCAAGAGCCTCACCAATTCAGGGTTCTGTGAACACGGCTTTCGCCTTGACCTGTGCCCAGACTGTTGCGAAGAGGAGAAGAAGACATGAGTCACGGCTTCCAGTTGCGTCACGGCTCTCGAGGTATGGGGGGAGGGTCCGCCTAGGAATCGGCCCTGTAAGGGCGTGGCGTCCACAGGCTCTCCGCGCGCAACAAAAAATCGGGCCAATTCCCCGAAAGTAGACCGAAGGCGACCGGCGACCGGCACGAGCTCTTGCGAAGTGGGAAGCGCGCTGATACAGTTTGAACGGAATTTTACCGTAGGACTGTAATGCACACGTGGGACCGAAGACCAAACGAAACGAGCCGAGCCTATGACGCCTTCGTCGCCTATATCCAGCTAGGCCCACAACGGTCGTTGACGAAACTTTGTACGGCACTCGAGCGCCCGACCCACTACCTAAGCCAGTTAAAAGGCTGGTCTTCGTTGAACGATTGGGTTAACAGGGCGTCAGCGTTCGATACTCGCGAGTTGACGGCGAGCCTCGAGGCTCGAGTCGAGGTGAGGGAGCGAGCTCGGCAGTACGCCGTCGACCGCGTCGCCGGATACCTCGAGCGAATCGACGCCCTCGCCGACGACGAAAACACTCCGCCGTCAGTCGTGCTTTCGGCTCTTCGGTCGCTCGTCGAAATTGCAGGCGTGACCGCGCCGAAGCGCGTCGAGCTCTCTGGCCCCGACGGTGCTGAGGTGAGAATTGCTAGCCTACGCACAGGACTCGACGCCTTGACGCTCGAGCAGCTCGCAGCGATTGCGGGCGTGCTCGGCGACGGTGACGGCGACGACGAGGGCGATGAAAAGTGAAGCTCGTTATTGACAAGCAACCCGCTCGAGCAAAAGAACGGGCGCACTTGGCGAGCTTGATTGCTGGGGTTGACCGAGGAACGGCGCGGCGAGCGGTTCGGGCGGCGATGGCTCGCAAGAGCTTTGCTGAATTCGTAAAGCAGGCCTGGCACGTACACCATTCAACTCCGCTCATTTGGGGTTGGCACCTCGACGCAATCGTCGCGCACCTCGAGGCGGTAAGCGACGGGCGGATTGACAAGCTCTTGATCAATATCCCGCCCGGGTTCGCAAAGAGCTTAACCGTTTCGGTCTATTGGCCGTCGTGGGAATGGCTACTAGACCAAGGAACGGGGCAACACCTGTGCGTCTCGGCGCAACCCGACGTCGTTTTGCGCGACTCGAGGCGTTGCCACGAAGTGATCGATTCGCCGTGGTTCCAAGATAGCTTTGCGCCCACGTGGACATTCGACGCGAGCCAGGATGCAAAGGGATTCTTCACACTGCTCGACCGCAAGACGAGGAGCCCTACGGGCGGCGCCCGCGTGAGCAAGAGCATTGGGCAACGCGTGATTGGTCTTCGTGGTGGGCGGCGTGTCGTCGACGATCCGATTGACTCCAACGACGCACAGACCGGCAAAGCCGAGCTCGCTGCACACGTGCAGTGGTACGACCAAACCTTTTCGACTCGCGAACAACTCGGGCAACGTGTCACCGACGTGATTATTATGCAGCGGCTCCACGAGCTCGACCTGTCGGGTCACCTACTCGCCCGTGACGGCGTCGCCGTCGAGGGCAACGAGCCCGAAGGGGCTTGGACTCACCTCTGCCTGCCCGCCGAGTTCGATCCTGAGATTGCAGCGGCGACGCAACCGACCTCGATAGGTTGGAGCGACCCGCGGACCGAGCCCGGCGAGTTGCTCTGTCCGAAGCTCCTGCCGCGCAAAAAGCTCGAGGGGCTCAAACGAACGCTCGGGCCGCGTGGCTACGCTGGGCAATACGGGCAACGACCCGCGCCCGCCGAGGGCGCAATCTTTCGCCTCGAGTGGCTACGGTTTTGGGAACCCGAGACCCTGCCCGAGACCTTCGACTTCCTCGTCGGCAGTTGGGACACAATCAAAGCCAAAGAGCGCACGACGCGCCACAACGACCCCGTGTGCGGTCAGACCTGGGGAGTCAAAGGGGCGCGCATTTACCTGCTCGATGAGGTGCGCGAACGTATGGCCAACGACGCCACCCTCGCCGCTATGCTCGAGCAGCAGAGGAGACACAAGGGCTTGCGCGTCGTCATTGTCGAGCAGGGTGTTTCGGGCGCCACGTTTGAGCAAGAGCTCGTTGCCACGATTCCAGCTTTGGCACTCGTGTCGCACCAAGGTGAAAGTAAAGAGTCTAGAGCTGAAGCGACCGTGCCGCGTTGGTCGGCGGGTCAAATTTTCTTGCCTCACCCGCATCGCTTCGCGTGGTCACAAGCTTTCATTGACGAGCTTCTCGGCTTCCCGGCGGCGCGACACGACGACCGCGTCGACGCAATGACGCAAGCCCTTATCTGGATTCAACAGAACGGCCGGGTTTTGCCTTGGGCCTTCACTCTCTGAGGTGCTAGCAATGGGGTTCTTCTCGAGGCTCTTCAACGGTCGGAGCGAGTCGGTGCTTGTACAAAGCAGGGAAAGTGGGCCGGGGTTCTTCTCGAGGCTCTTCAACGGTCGGAGCGAGTCGGCGCTTGTACAAAGCAGGGAAAGCGGGCCGACCGAAATGCGCGACATTTCGATTGTGGTCAACGGGGACGGGTTCATTCCGCAAGTGCAGTTTGCTGGCGCAAGCCTTGACGAGCTGCTCGAGGCGACGACATACCTCTACGCTTGCGTTTCGACCAACGCGAAGGGGGTCGCAAACCTCCCCGCGGTTGTGCAACGGCGAGGGAAGAAGGGCGAGGCGAAGTGGGTCAACTCGGATCCGGGCCACGCACTCGAAGACTTTGTCGACGCACCAACAGGGGCCAACGTCGACGAGCCGCCAACGTGGGGTTGGGATAGACTCCTGTTGCTTGTGTCCATGCACCTCGACCTTGCCGGCAACGCCTATCTCCTGCCGATTGTCGTCAACGGCGGGCGGCGGTTGCATTCGGTGCGACTGCTCGACCCGAATTCGGTCACGGTCGAGAAAGACGAATACGGTCACCCGAAGCTCTACCGGGTCGGCTCGTCGACGTACAAGCCGAGTCAAATCGTTCACATTGTCAACCCGACGCCCGGCGACCTAGCACAAGGCGCGCCGACCGTCCGGGCGGCTCTTCGCCCCGCCGTGATTGACCGGACCGCGCACGAACGCCAGAAGGCGAATCTGGCGAACCGAATTGCGCCCGGTTTGATTATGTCCGTCAAGGGTGCATTCGGAATCACAGACACGCAACGCGAAGAAATTGCCGCGTACATGCGGAAGAACTACCAGAAGGCGACCGACGACGGTCGACCCCTTGTCGTTGGCGAAGACACGAAGGTGCTTTCGGCGCCAACGTCGACGGCGCAAAACGACTACTTCGAGACGCGGAAATTCTCGCGCGACGAAATGCTCGCCGTCTTCGGCACGCCGCCGACCATGGTCGGGGTCTACGAAAACGCGACTCTGCAAAATTTCGCGCAATCACTCAAAATTTGGTGGATGGTCGCGCTTTCGCCGCGGTCAAACGCTATCTATTCGGCGTTGAACCGGCAGCTGGTAACGCCCATTTACGGCAAAGACGTGCGCCTGTGGTACGACCTGACGGGCACCGAGCTCGCAATCGTGCTGCTCAAAGAGCGAATCGAGACCGCTGACGGGCTCGTTGAGCTTGGCTATCCGGCGAACGTTGCGTCGGCGCACGTTGGGCTCGGGCTCCCGCACTTCGACGAGCTCGACGTTCCAAACGTGCGAATTACCGTCGCCGGTCACGCCGGCGACCTCGAGCCAACCGAACCAGTCGCCCCCTGAGCCAATTCCGCCCGTGTTGTAAAAATCCGTTGACACTGTAAGCAGCCCGCCCTAGCCTTGGATCGAACCTACGCGCGGGGTGAGAATGCTTTACAGGGCGACGAAAGGGACAATCGAGCACAACGGGCGCACGATTTTTGGTTACGTCTCGACTTTTGAGGCGCCCGAAGACCACGACGCGCACGGCGAGATTGTTGCCCCAGGCGCTTTCCTGAAGACGATTCAAGATCGTGGCGCCCGCGTGAAGGTCCTTTGGCAGCACGACTTTTCAAGCCCAATTGGTAAGGCCGTCGAGCTGCACGAAGACACGAAGGGGCTTTACGGCGAGGGCAAGCTTTCGGACGTGCCCAAGGCAGGCGAGGCGCTCGAGCTCGTTCAGGACGGCGTGCTCGATTCGTTCTCAATTGGCTTCGACTACGTGCGAACCGTGACGCTCGAAGACACCGTCGTCGCGTCGGGTTGGTTCAAGGGCGACCCCGTTCGGCAGCTGCTTGAGGTCAAGCTCTATGAGTTCTCACCCGTCACGTTCCCAAGCAACGAGCATGCAACGATTGACGGCTTAAAGCACTGGCGAGACGTGGGCGGCATTCTCGTGCCAATCACACGCCTCAAGACACTATCCACCGCGGTCGGCGTTTCGTTCGACCGCCTAATCGGGCACCTCGTCGAAGGCGACGAGCTCGAGCTCGAGAGAGCCAACCCGGTTGCGTCAATTTTGGCGAGCTTCGAGGGTTGGGTTGAGGCACAGAAACGAGCGCAAACCTAGGGAGGGCGCGAACAAATGGCGGTTACCCCTGAACAATTGGAACAAGTGAGCGCCGGGCTCAAAGCCCACGTCGGCAACCTGCTCGGGTTGACGTCGAAGAAGGTCGACGACCTCGACGGCAAGCTCGCCAACGGACTCGAAGAGCTACGCAAGACGACCGCGCCCGCCGAGACCGTAGAGCAGATCAAAGCTCTTTCGGCTCGCATGGAAACTCGCCTTGACGAGCTCGAAGCGAAGGGCATGAAGCCCCGCATTGACGGCAAAATTCTTGACTTCGCGCAAGCCGTGCATGATTCTGAGATGTACAGGCAACAGTGGGCACAACGGCAATTCGGCGCAATCCCGGGTCGTTCGAGCCGTACGAAGATGGCCGGCGGTCTCGCCGTGCCTTCGCTGCTCTTCGTTGCCGCTTTCAGCACGGCGAGCCAAAGTCGCAACGTGCTCGGCTCGGCCGAGCTCAGTTCCTTCGTCGAAGACTACGTGCGTCCGGGTGTGGTGATGCGCTCGGCTTTGTCACCGACCCTCGTTGACCTCGTGCCTCGTGTGCAAGCGCCCGGTAAAGAGGTCTACCGCTACCAGTTTGAGACCGCTGAGGGCGGTTTCGGGTATCTACGCACGACTTTGGGCGGCAACGTCAACGCAATCGACACCACGTTGACGCTTACTTCTACAATCGGCTTCATGGTCGGTGGGGGTATTCGAATCCACGCAGCTGCAGGGATGATTCTGTGTGAGATTCTGACGGTTGATAGTCCGACTGTGGTCACCTTGACCGCAGCTGTCGGGGCAACCGCCGCCATTGGTGAGGGAGTTACGAGCGAAGTCTACGGGGCGATTGGCGAGGGTGACTCGAAGCCTTACGCGTTCCTCGAGGGCGACTCGGCGTCGGTCAATTTTCTCACTTTCCCGATGCTCTTGGGCATCACTGAGCAGCGGCTTAACACACTGCCGAATTTCCGCGCGTGGGGCGAGTCTCGCTTGCGCCAAGCGGCGAAGGCCAACACGAATTGGCATATCGCCTACGGCAACGACACGGCGTATCAGCTGCAGGGGTTTATGACCCGAGCCAGCGCCTTGACTCTTCTTTGGTCGGATTGTGAAGTTGGTTCGACTCGTGCAGACGCCGTTTTGATTGCCGCCGAGATGATTCGGAGCAACGGAACTATCTCGGTCACTATGTGCCGCCGAGACTGGGGCAAGATCCTCCGAAGCAAGGCGGTCGACGGGCATTACATCTACGGCAAGCTCGGTCCGGTCAGCATCATCAACACCGCGGGGCTCAAGGCGATCGGCGACATTATCGTCTACATTGACGACGCGATGAAAGAAAACGACTTCCTCGTCGCCGACCATCTCCGTTCGTCTGAGCTCGCCGACCAAATGTCGAGCCAGTTCGCGATCGGATACGTCGGCAACGACTTCGCCGAGAACAAGCTGCGCGCCCGATACGAAGACACAATCGCGCACGCAATCGTTTCGGACGAATACTACGTGGTTTGTCAGTGGGATAGCGCGCCGGTCTAAGCCCTTCAACGGGGTCGGCTTCGGTCGACCCCGATAGGTTTCCAAACCTTCCAAACCCAAGCAGGTGAATCGTGAGAGTAAGACTGAAGAAAGCACACAAGGTCGGCGGCTTTGCCCTCGTCGTTGGCGCCGAGGTCAACGTGCCGAGCTCGACGGCGGCGACGCTGATTCGGCTCGGCATTGCCGAAGAGCTCAAAGGGAAGCCCGCTAAGCCCACCAAGCCCGACAAGCCTGTTGTAGGCAAGCCTTCGAAGGCGGCGGTTACCGGACCCGAGGCAACGAAGTAAATGGCGCTCGTCTCGGCAAGCCTCGATTGGGCGACCAACGCCGCCGAGCTCAAGACGTACTTGCGAATCGTCGAAGGCGACGAAAGCGAAAACGTTGAGCTCGAGCTTTGGTTTACCAGCGCCGTCGAGGTTGCCGAGCAGTTTCTTAACAACCCGTTCGTCGACGCTCTCGGCGCCGACGTTGACTTGCCGTCGAGCGTTAAGCTCGGCGTGTTCAAGTTTGTGAAAGCCTTGCGGACCGCTGAGCAGCGGGCCGACGGCGTGACCAGTGCCAGGGCGGGCGGCGTCGCCGAAACTTATGCACACCCTTACGCCGCAACCCTCGCTTTTGAGGCGGCTCGCCCGAGCTGGGAGCATTGGCGGCTCGAGTTCGGGCACATGGTCGAATAAATGAGCAACGACGTTACAGACAAAGACCTGGGCTTTCGAGACGCCCTCGACGGGTTGCTCGCCCTCGACGGCGTGACCCTCGAGGTCGGTATCAACAAGCCGCGTAAGGTCGCCAAGTACGCCGCAATCCAAGAGTCGCGCAACCGCTTTTTGCGTGACACCGTCGACGCTCGAGACGAGGCCGCCGACCTCGCCCGAATCCAGCGGGCGGCGGTAGCAGGTCGCCCACTCGAGCAGGTGACCGCGTTCGGCGAAGAGCTCGTAGCGCAAACCCGCAACCGAATCGACACACTCGGGCTTATCAAGTCGGGCGCAATGCGCGCGGCGGTCACGCAACGAATCAAGGGGGCGAAATGATTGGCGCCCGACGTTTGACCGTGAGACGAAGCGGGTCGGGCCAATGGGTTGGCGGCGTCTTCGTGCGTGGTTCAATTGTGCACGACGAGCTGCTCAACGAAGACGTCTTCGTCGCGGGCGTTGTCGAGACCTTCGCCGTCGTCGGCAATCTGCAGCCGATCGGCGGCAAGGCGCTCGAGGCTTTGCCCGAAGGGGCCCGGTCTCGGGCAAAGGCAATGCTGTACTGCGACACGACCGAGCGAGCCTTGCAAACGACCGAGCTCGCCGGGCCAACGGGCGCCGATCGTGTCGTCGACGGCTCTTCGACCTTCGTTGTCTTGTCGGTTGAGAATTGGCGGGCAGCTGGCGTGCCTCACCGGGCCTATGTGCTCACCGAGGTTGCCGCCGATGAGTAGAGCAACCCTACTCGCTACCGTGCGCGCTTGGATTGCCGCCGCGTTGCCAAGCCTCACGCAAGTGGTCCTCGAGCTCGATGGCGACTTCGACAACCCTCGAGCGGCGTTGCCATACGCCTCTATCAAGCTCGCAACGGACCGGGCGCTTTCAGCGACGCCGTACGAGGACCAAACCGACACCCTCGTCGAGCCGGACCCCGCTTTGTACGAGCTGCACGTGAGCGAGCAGCGAACGGCGACGCTCGAGGTCAATCTGTGGGGAGAGGGTGCGCACGACCGAGCGGTTACCCTTCAACGCTCGCCAGCGACCCCTACGGGTCGAGCAATTTTGAGGGCTGCGAGTGTAGGGGTTGCCCCCCTCGGCTCGATTCTCGAGGCGCCCGCGCGGCGGGACACGGTAAACGAGCCGCACGTGCAGCTCGACTTTCGTTTGATTTATGTCGCGGGCGAAGTTATTGCCTCGCCGACAATCGAGACCGTTTCGGTCGGGGGGTTTATGTAATGTCTTATGACTATCGAATTCAGGTCAATCTATCCACGTCGGCGCAAGCCGTTGCGAAGAAGGGCTTTGGGGCGATTCTCATCGCGACTGACGACGCAACCTTTACAGGCGGCGATCTTGTGCGTCGGTACACGAAGAACGCCGACGCGCAAGCCGACGACGAGCTCGGCGCAACAGCCAAAGCCGCAGTAGCCGCCGCGTTCAGTCAGCAACCCAACGTTGGCGACATTGCCGTCGGCAAGCTCGCGACTTTCGTCGCCGGCGCCCTCGACGCCATTCTCGCCGCGGATGACGATTGGTATGGTCTGACTATCACGAGCCGCACAAAGGCTGACATTCTCGCGGTCGCGGCTTGGGTCGAGGCGTGTGATAACGACGTTATGTTTGGGGCGTTGACCCTCGACGCTGACGTTTTTACGGACACCCTTGCGAATGTCGCCGAGACGCTCTCCGGGCTGAACTATTCGCGCACCTTCCTCGTCGCCCGCAAGAGTGCCAGCTGGGCGGACATCGCCGTAATGGCGAAGTTCCTCGCTTGCGACCCCGACGTCTCGACGACCATCGCCGCGCACAAGACCCTCGCCGGCGAGACCGCCGACAAGCTCACGGCGACCGAAGTCGCCAACCTGCGAGCCAACAACGTCAACGGCTACGGCACGTTGCGCAAAGTCGCCGTCTTCAACGAGGGTGTGCTCGTCGACGGGGCGCCAATTGACACGCTTGTGTCACGCGACTGGCTCACGGCTCGTGTTGCCGAAGCCGGGGCACAGTTGCAGGTTGATAATTCCAACCTGAACAAAAAGGTACCGTTTTCGGATATCGGGATCGGAATGGTCGAGGGCACTGCCCGAAACGTCGCCCTTCGGGGGGAGCTAATCGGGCACTTCCGCAAGGGGTCGACGCAGTGTGACCCGCCCCTGCTCGCCGACGTCGCCGAAGCAGACATCACGGCTCGGCACCTCGACTTGCCTTTGACGGTGACACTCGAGGGCGCAATCGAGTCGACGACGTTCTATCTCGGCACCTTGTTCAGCTAAGACCCGACCGGGCGCGCTTCTCCCCCCTTGACTTCGTGAGGTTCTGGTAATGGCTTTTACTACAAAACTCGATATGAACCTCGTCGTTGTGACGCTCGGCGGCTTTCCTCTCAGCGAATTCGCCGAGGGGGATTGTATCACCGTCGAGCAGACCGAAGACGACGTCGTCGCGGTGCAAGGCACGCACGGCTCGGTTGCTCTGGCGAAGCGCCCGAACAACCTCGCTGATATGGTGGTGCGCACAATGGGCGGGTCGCCCGTCAACCTGACCATGCAAATCCTGTACGACCTCGGGCGGTCGTTTCCTGTCTTTATCAAAGACGGCGGCGGAACCGAGCTCGTCACCTGCTTTCAGGCGGTGTTCAAAAAGCTGCCGCAGTGGAAAAAGGGCACCGAGCAGGGCGCCGTAGAGTGGCCAATTTTGTTGACCAACCCCGTTATCAAGTTCGGGCTCAACTTCCCGGCGTAACAGGCGAGCAATTCGCCAAAGGCATAGGGTATGCCCTCGACAACCCTCGTCGACGTCAACGGCGTCGAGCATGAGTACCGCACAACCCGCTTCGGTTATGACCAAGGATTTCGCTTGCTCAACGACCTCGCCGAAATGCTCGGCGACGTTTTAGGGGCGGGCGTCGCCTCTCTTATCCTCGGCGTCAAAGGCAAGGGGCTCGACCTCGACACCGATGTCGACGTTGACTTCGGCAAGCTCGGCGGGACGATCGCTCTTTTGCCTCGCCTTGTGGCGAGCAAAGGCGGGCCGGAATTCGTTGCCCGAATTCTCGAGAGGACCGAGCGAGCTCGTGAAATGCCCGGTCCGGACGGGTACACGTCGACGGTTTGGGACAAGCTCAGTGCCAAGCCTTGCCGCGAAGCGTCTTTCGGCGACGGCAACCTCTTCGAGTCGTTTGAGGCGGCGGCTTGGGTTATCGAGGTCAACTTCGCCCCTTTTTTGAGGGCCGTTTCGCTAGCTACGAGAAAGCGATTCGGCTGGCTCGAGGGCATTTTCGCAGTGTCGAGAAAGACGACGAACGGAGCGCA